AGACGGGTCACTTATTACATTCCGCAAGGATGGCAACACTGTTGGCAGTATTAGATCAAGAAGTAGCCTTGTATCTACTATCATTCTTGACCCTAGATCGAATGGAGTTGGTATTGGGGCTACTTCTGGTGCAATAATTCCAACTAATGAAACTGGTGGGCTAGCTGACAACCAGAAAGATATTGGTGGATCTACTGTTCGATGGGACGACATATACGCCACCAACGGCACTATCCAAACTTCTGACCGCAACGAAAAGCAAGATATTGAAGAACTATCCGAAGCTGAACAACGTGTCGCTATAGCCTGTAAAGGTTTAATGCGTAAGTTCCGTTGGAAAGATGCTGTCGAGAAAAAAGGTGACGATGCTCGTATCCACTTTGGAATCATAGCTCAAGACCTACAAGCAGCCTTTGAAGCTGAGGGCTTAGATGCTGGTAAGTATGCCATGTTTATCTCAACTACATGGTGGGAAGCAGAGCGTACTATCCCTGCTGTTGAAGCAGTAGAAGAAATCCTTGACGAAGATGGTAACGTCCTCACAGAAGCCGTAGAAGCTGTCGAAGAACACACAGTAACAGATACTTTCGATACTCTTGATGAAGCCCCAGAGGGTGCTGTAGAGCGTACTCGCATGGGTGTTCGTTACAGTGAATTATTAGCCTTTATTATTGCAGCCATTTAGGAGACTGAATAATGACTGACTTTACTTGGAAGATTAATCAATTAGAACGCAAGACCGCAGATGATTATGTATTAGTCGTCCATTATTCTGTCGATGCTGTAGATGGTGACTTTAGTAAGGGCGCTTATGGCACTCTTAGCTTTGACCCAAAATCACAGCCTGCAAGCACTGACTTTGGCACTTTGACAGAAGATACAGTTTTAGGCTGGGTATTTAGCAAGGTCGAAAAAGACGTTGTAGAAGCGCAGCTAGAAGCAGTTATTGCTGATATGAAAGAGCCTAGTGTTGTAGCTGGCTTGCCTTGGGCAGAATAATACTTTAAGCAAATAGGTAACTATATGGCTAAAAAAAAAGATACAAGACTGGCAAAGGTAGGGGTTAGTGGCTATAACAAGCCTAAGAGAACCCCTAGTCACTCAACTAAGTCTCATGTAGTTGTTGCAAAAGAAGGCGATAAGGTTAAGACCATTCGCTTTGGTCAGCAAGGTGTATCAGGTGCTGGTAAGTCTCCTAAGACTGCTGCGGAGAAGGCTAGAAAGAAATCTTTTAAGGCTCGTCATGCTAAGAACATTTCAAAAGGTAAAATGTCTGCTGCATACTGGGCTGACAAAGTTAAATGGTAATTAGACTTTAAGGAATAGTTATGCCTTTAGTTGCACTTGATCTGCCTGCTGGCGTTTACAGAAACGGCACAGATTTACAATCACAAGGACGCTGGCGCGATTCTAACCTAGTGCGCTGGCATGATAATACTATGCAGCCTATACAGGGCTGGCGTACACGATCTGACACTGCCTCATCAAAAAAGCCTAGGTCTATTCATGCTTGGATTGATAATAGTAATAAAAGATGGATTACTGTTGGGTCTTACAATAAGCTGTATGTCTACAACAGCGCATCTACTCAGTTCGACATTACACCTACTGGACTAACGTCTGGCTTTGAGGATGCTAATAACCCTGTAGGCTATGGTAACTCATTCTATGGCCAAGAGGCTTATGGCACACAAAGGCAGGAGTCAGATATACCTGATCCAGCTACCACATGGTCTTTAGACTCTTGGGGTGAGTATCTTGTTGCTTGCTCTGATGCAGATGGTAAGGTTTACGAGTGGCGGTTAAACACTGGCACACCAGCAGCACAAGTATCAAATGCACCTGTAAATAATCGTGGTATTGTCGTAACTGATGAACGCTTTTTAATGTGTCTTGGTGCTGGCGGCAATCCTCGTAAGGTGCAGTGGTCTGATCGTGAAAACAACACAGTATGGACTCCTGCTGCCACTAATGAGGCTGGTGACATTGAGCTACAGTCAAATGGTCGTATAGAGTGTGCTGTGCGTATGCAGAACCAGACACTTATCCTGACTGATACTGATGCTCACACTGCAACCTACTCAGGCCCACCTTATGTATTTGGTTTTGAGCGTGTTGGTACGTCTTGTGGTGTAGCAAGTAAGCAGGCTGTTGCTGTTGTCGATATTGGCGCAGTATGGATGGGCTTAGAGTCATTCTATGCCTACACTGGTGGTACAGTACAAGAAGTAAACTGTGATGTTGCTGACTATGTTTTCAGTGATATTAATGCCAGCCAGATCAGTAAAGTTGTTGCTGTATCAAACGCTAAGTTTAGTGAGATACGCTGGTTTTATCCTTCATCTGATTCTACTGAAAATAATCGTTATGTTGTTTATAACTTCCAAGATCAAACATGGTCTATAGGTGAGCTTGCTAGGTCTGCTGCTATAGATGCTGGTGTATATCGTTATCCTATATACGCTGACCCAGATACTAAGAAGATATACGAGCATGAGGTAGGCCATAGCTATGGTGATCTAACTCCATTTGCTGAGTCTGGCCCTATTAGTATTGGCTTGGGTGACAACGTAATGAATGTCACTGACCTTATACCTGATGAGCGTACTCAGGGTGATGTTACAGTAACCTTTAAGACTCGATTCTACCCTAATGATACAGAGCGTAGTTATGGTCCTTATAATATGGCAAACCCTACATCTGTACGCTTTACAGGCAGACAAGTAAGGGTCAGAATAGAAGGTGCTAATCTAACTGATTGGCGAGCAGGCATTAATAGGCTAGAGGTCAAACAAGGCGGTAAACGATGAGTATTCAGAATATACCACCTAAACCAACTGGTAATAGCTGGGTAAACTATGCTCAAAGATTAGGTGCTTACTTACAGCAGACTAGGTCAATACTACGCAGAATAGTATCTGGTGAGTCTGCTAGTGAGAATGGCATACTGTTATGGGACGAATCTAACGGCTATCCAGTTGTTTCTAAGAACAACGTATGGCGACAAGTTGTATTAGCTGATGGTCGTGCTAACCTAAAGATAAATAGTGACGTAACTGCTGCATCAGCCGATACTGCTTATGCTTTGACTTATACAGGTACAAAAATAGGTATTAATCTAAGCGGCTCACAAATACAGTTTGTTGAAGGTGGAGAGTATATAATAAACTTCTCTGCACAAATATCATCAACATCATCTAGCACAGTGCATTTTATGTTTTGGCCTAAGATTAATGGTACTGATGTAGCTGACTCTACTATTATCGGTAAACTGCATAACAATAATGCTACTCTTGTTATTAGTCGATCACAGTTATTTACTGTAAATGCTGGTGACTATTTAGAAGCAATGTGGTCTACTGATAGTACAAGCGGATTCTTAAATGCTGTAGCTGCAACATCATACGCACCAGCAGCACCAGCGAGTACAATTAGCATCACCAGAGTGGCAGGATGAACGAATTAGATAGATGCAAACCTTGGATAAAGGCAGCACTACGTTATAGTGGCGGTTCACATTCGTATGAGGATGTAGAACGTGGTATAATCGAAGGCAGAATGCAACTATGGCCTGCTTCTAAGTCATGTTTAGTGACAGAGATAAACCAGTACCCGAAAAAGAAAGTTTTGCATGTGTTTTTAGCTGGCGGTGATCTTGAAGAAATCAAGTCTATGCAGCCAGATGTTATGGAATGGGGTAAGTCATACGGTTGCACAAGTATGACGATGGCTGGTCGTAAAGGCTGGTTAAGACGTATAAAAGATATAGGCTGGAAAGATCAGCTTGTAATTATGGAAAAGGTGATCGAATGAGTAAAGGTGGATCAACTTCTAGCAGCGTTGAAATACCAGCTTGGTTAGAAAACGCAGCGATTGAAAACATTAATCGTGCTAGGGACGTACAGCGTATTGGTTATACGCCTTACTATGGCCCTGATGTAGCTGCATTCTCGCCTATGCAGACACAAGCTATGCAGGCTACAGGTATGGGTGCAGAGGCTTTTGGTCTTGCTCCTAGTGGCTTTGACCCTATGGCTGGTATGCCACAAGCACAAGAGTTTGCTGGTGGTCTGATGGGCTACTCATCTGCACCTTTGTATGAGCAGTCTGTAGATATGCT